CTCGCGGGGACGGCGTCATCGACCGCATCACCCCCGATGGAATTCTGACAAGGGAGCAGGACGTCACCGAGATCCTTAGTCAGAATGCGGAAGAGAGGACGGAAGACCGCTTCCGGGGCTTCCGCATCGCGCCCACGTTCAGGAGGGTGGCAAGCATCCCTGTGGCTGTTGTGGATATCGCTAAGGCGCAGGGGCTGGATATCCTTGGCAACCCCGACGACATGCGGAAGTTCCTCAATGATCCGGCGAACGCAGCGTTTCGGACAACTCATGAAGTTGTCTAGTTGTGGATGGGAGTTGTGCAATGGCCGATTTGACTACTTATGCGGGCCTCCAGTCCGCGATAGCTGACTACCTGGGGCGGGAAGACCTCACGGAGCGTATCCCTACCTTCATCAGGATCTGGGAACAGCGCGCCGACAGAACTCTGCGCCTGAGGGCTATGGAGCACCGCTCCCACGCCTTGCTTCCGGCCGGGCAGGGTCAGATGCCGCTCCCGATGAAGCGCGTTCCTGGCGACTGGGACGTTTTTCTGGAAATGCGGGATATCGTCTGGGTGCCTGTTGGCGGTCAGCCCGTAAACCTGTGGTACGCGACGCCGGACGACTACGCCCGGCTACTGTCAGAGACAGGCCGGCCATACTGCTTCACCATCCAGAGCAACGACCTTTTTCTTCTTCCTTCTCCCGTGGAGAGCGGCCGGCTGGCGCTCACGTACTACGCAGAAGTGCCACCCCTGTCAGAAGAGCAGCCCGACAACGAGGTGCTCCTGCGCCATCCGGATCTGTACCTCTACGGTTCCCTCGTGGAGTCGGCCGTCTTTACGCGTGGCAGTGTCCCCGACGACCTCTGGGTGCAGTACTACACCCGAGCCGTGCATGACATCGAGGTACAGGAGCAGAGAGCCCGCTACCCCGTTGGAGCGGCCATGCGGCCATTTAGGAGAGTGTAGCTATGGGTTTAACGAATTACGGCGAGACCTATATGCTCGGTCTATATAGGGACGCGAAAACATACTATCTGGGACTTTTCACGGCGACGCCGTCCGAATCGGATGTGGGCACGGAAGTATCCGGCGGAGCGTATGCCCGGCAGACAGTCACCTTCAACGCTCCGGTGGAGGGCGACCCATCCTATATCACCAATGCCGCAGTGGTAGAGTATCCCACGGCCACGGCCGGATGGGGAACCGTCGTAGCATGGGGCGTCTATGACGCGGCCACGGGCGGAAATCTTATATGGTACGGCAGTCTCTCGGTCTCGAAGGAGCTGTCGGCCAACGACACCATCCTGATACACGCCGGCGAATTGAAGCTGACGATGGAGTAAGCCGTGCGCGACTTCACTCTCGAGGACTTCGACACCCATTTCGGCGCTGATATCGACAGCTGGGACGGCGTCTCTCTCGACGATCAGTACGTAACGGGAGAATGCACCATGGCCGCCCAGAGTGGCGGTACGGCGTCTCCCGTGCGGGCCACCGTCCAGACCGTCACAGGGGCGGCGGAAACCGGAGAGGAGCTGGCGTACAGGCGGGCCCGCGTCCTCGACGGCGGTATGCCCTCCAGCGCGGGAGTAACCGGCGGGAGTCTTACCTACCGCAGAGCGGCAGTAGAGACGGCCCAGGCCGACGCCGTAACCGGCGAGGGCACGCTCAGTTACATCCGCCGGCGCAATCTCGTTCTTCTTCTGGCCCACTGCCAGAGCGGACAGGAGATATACCTCAGCTTCCGCGGCTGGGCATGGTCCCCTTACGACGCCCCGCAGGATACGGGCCTGTGGATACGGGAGACAGAGCAGTCCGGAGAGTGGGAACGTGAGCACGGGTTCAGCCAGTTTGTCGAGGGGGGGGTAGGTAGCCGATGACAGCCAAAGCGTCAAAGACCGTTCTCGAATTTGGCGCGTGGGAGCCTGACGATCCTCTCCTGAGAGGCCTTCAGGCGCCTGAGGCGCGCAACGTTATTCCGGGCAAGAGCGGGTACCGCTATCTGCCGGGCGTTTCCCGCCTCTCTTTCCCGCAGCTCCCGGGCGGGCGGTGCCTTGCGGCCTACACACTCAAGGACGTGAACGGTGACCTCCTGACCATCGCGGCCTCCTCTGCAGGTCCCATCTACGCTCTGGAAGGCGGAGAATGGGTCTCGAAACTCTCAGATGAGACCGTAAATACCAACCGTGTGTTCGCGAACTGGGGACCTTCGCTGTACCTCTTGCATGGAACGTCACTATATAAATCTTCCGTGTCCGGAGGATTCGGCGACTTCTCCGCAGTGTCAACGGCACCCAAGGCGAGCTGTATGGCCATCGTAAAAGAGTTTTTGGTCCTCGGAGACCTCACGGATGCACGCCAGCGGATCCAGTGGTCCGCCATGGATAATCCCGACACGTGGCCCACGCCCGGCACAGATGATGCGGCCGCGAAACAGTCTGACTACCAGCATTTCCCCGAAGGCGGGCGCGTGATGGCCGTCATGGGCGCTGTCGGACAGGCTGACGGCCTCGTATTCCTTGAGCGGTCTGTCCAGCGCATGTCTTATGTGGGTTCGCCCTACGTTTTTTCGTTCAAGCAGATTGACGGAGTGCGCGGCCTTCTCGCCCCTAGGTCTCCCGTGAATTTCGGAGCGGGGTGCGTCTATCTGTCCGAGGATGGCTGGTATCTCACGGACGGGACGTCAACCAAAGCTCTGGGCATTGAGCGCGTAGACAACTGGTTCTTCAACCAGCTGGAGCACACGCGGGTGGCCGAAGTGGTCGGCTGGCACGATCCGGTGAACCGCATCTGCATCTGGGCTTTCCCCACAACTTTTGCCGGGACCGGTATTCTCGACCGTGTCCTTATATACTCCTACGACCTGGACAAATGGTCCTACGGCGTCATCTCCCTCCAGACGCTTTTCGGCGATTACGCGAGAGCGGAGACCCTCGACGACCTGGATAAATATGGCCCCCTCGACGCTCTCCCCTTCGGCACGCTGGACGCGCCTATCTTCATGACTGGCCGTTCCCTGATGGGGTGCTTCGATTCTGAAGGCTATATGGGCGTTCTGAACGGCGCGCCTCTCGAGGCGGTCATCGAAACGCAGGAGATCGGAGGTGACCGGGTCATGCTTCATGGCCTGCGTCCCCTGGTGGACAGGGGGGATGCGCGCTCACTGCCTATCTATAGGGACAGACAGCAGGACATCCCGAAGTACGGCCCTCTCCGGTCTCAGAGCAGGGACGGCGTATGCTATCAGCATCTGTCCACCGTCTATCTTTCAGCCCGTGTGGTGATACCCGGCGGCGGTACGGCATGGCGTGACGCGTCCGGAGTAGAGGTTCTCGTGGAGCCCGAAGGAGGCATGTAATGGCACGTTTTGTAGCCCCGGTGGCGTCCACGGACCCGGCGCACATTCAGGACATGTGTCTGGCCATCAATGGCGCGCTGGCGGGGGAGACGCTGAACACCGGCACTTTTACCTCTGCCGCGGGTACCATCACCATCGATGACCCGAGGTGTAGGACAGGCAGGCTTGCCGTCCTTGTTCCGCTTGACGCGGCGGCAGCGGCGCAGACCTGGTATCTTTCTTCCATGACGCGGGGGTCTATGTCCTTCACTCTGACAGGTGGCGGCACGGGCTCGTGGGCATGGCTCATCTTTGGAAACGGAGATTAGACGATGATGACTCAGATAAATAATCCTTTCCAGCGGCAGAACGGCCTCCAGCAGGGGCAGATAGGCGCGGCGCAGACCGGCCAGTATTCCCGTCCGGCCGGCACGGTCACGCCTCCGGTTACGTCCCCCGGCATGGGTGCCGGTGTGCCTCAGATGCAGGGGCAGTCTGTGGGCGGCCAAGCGGCCGGTGGCAATTCCGTGATGGGTAATATCGCCAACATCGGCGGGCTCCTCGGGATGATGAACGGCACGGGCCAGCTCACCACCGGCCAGAACAGAATGCTCGGGGCCGCTGGCCTCGGAGGAACTATCGGCTCTGCGTTCGGCCCGGTGGGCTCTGCTATCGGCGCTGGCGTTGGCGCCGGTGTAAACGCAGTCTCTTCTCTCATGGGAGGCAAGTAGCCATGGCAGGGTTTGAACGGAAGTATTCCCCTCAGTTTGGCGGACTTTACAAAACGCCAGCGGGCAAGACTACCGCGGCCGCAGGCGCGGGCGGAGCGGCTCCCAGAGCTCAGGCCCCGGGCGTGGCTCCGGCTCAGGACGCTCCAGTGGATCTTTCCGGACTTGGAGGCCTCCTCTACTGGATGGCACAGACTCCGGAAGGGGCGATCCGCATGGATATGGTGCAGGACCCGAAACTTTCCAGGGGCGCCACTCCGGGCCAGATTACCGCTGGTATCGCCTCAATGAGCCCCGAGGACAGAGCGGCAGCTGACGCCAGCCAGTTCAAGGTGGACTACGGTTCCCATCTGTGGAGGCCGGCGTTCACTTCGGGTGCGGGGCAGGCGGCTGCGGACCCAAGAGGCGCAGACTCCCCTATCGGAGCAGCGGTGGGCACGCCGACATATCTCGATCAGCAGGGAAGGCAGATTCCGGCGCCCGATGCCGGGTTCTTTGACAGAATGGCCTATAACCTGGGGAAGTGGTTCTAGTGTCACTTGAATACGCTTTTATCGATGATTGCTCGAATCGGTTTCTGAAGGCCTTCTGGGAGAAAGCTACGACATCGGGACGGCTGGCATCCTTCTTCTATGACAGGGCGCCACAGTCCCTGCCGGACTTTGTCCGCTGGTGCAGAAGCGGCAGCAATCTTCCCTACTTCGTGGGACTCAAAGGTGAGCTCCTTGCCATGTGCGCCTTGAACAGCGCTAAAGGTCGGACGGCGTGGGGGCACTTCTGTGTTCTCCCGTGCGGTGTGAGACGCCATGAGGGCATGCCTCTTCAGGTCGCCATCTGCGTGGGTATGCTTGCCCAATGGCTTTACGCTAGGAACGGAAAGGAGTTCGCGCTGGACAGGGTCCTTGGTTCCACCCCCATGACCAACAGGGCTGCGGTGAAAGCGGTACATCTCATGGGCGGTCATGACGTGGCCACGATTCCCGGCTCCTGCTTCATCTTCCAGGAAGATCGCTGCGTGGATGGCCTTGTCACTGAGCATACAAGACTGACGGTCCCGGTATCGGGACTGGATTTATAGGAATAGGAGGTCACCTATGGGCGGTGGCGGCGGAAAAGGCGGTGGCGGAGAATCCGAGACCACGAGCTCCTCGGCTCCGTGGAGCGCGCAGATTCCTTACCTCATCGGGGGAAAAAACTCCCAGGGAACAGAAGTCAAAGGCGTCTTCCCCGAAGCGGCGCGGCTCTATGAGTCGGGCGGCCTCGCTGGGGAGTATTATCCCGGCCAGACGGTGGCCGATGAGTCAGGGTACACGACTCAGGCCAGGCAGATGATTGCCAACAGGGCGACGAATGGAGATGCCAACATCGACAACGCCGCTTCCTCGATGGCCCATATTCTTAATGGCGGCGCGCTGGCGAACAACAGCGGGCTCAACCTGCTGAATCAGTACGCGGGATCGACGAATCCGTACATCAATTCTCTGTTCCAGACAGCGGCGGACAATACCAATGCTGCTATCAATTCCAATTTTAGCCAGAACGGACGCTATGGCTCTGGAGCCCAAGCGAATGCGATTGCCTCAGCTGATACGAATCTGGCTAACCAGATGTACTCGAACGCCTACAACCAAGCTGTGAGTGCGGCAGGAAACTCGGCCAATGCCTACAACCAGGGCATCACCAGCCAGATTGCCGCGGCAAGCCCCGCGCAGTCCCTTAGCAATCAGAAATACACTGATGCGGCGCAACTGGCTCAGGCCGGCACGAGCCTTGACGATTACAACCAGAGCGTTGTCGACGCCAATGTCGACAGGTGGAACTACAATCAGCAGCGGGACATGACAGCCCTGCAGAACTACCTGAATCTGGTAGGCGGAAGTTACGGCGGATCCGGCACGTCCACCACGGAAACGGATTCCGGCGGAAAGGGAGGAGGCAAATAATGGCGTATCCGTATGATGATACTCCGGGTCAGCAGGAGGCTATGCCTGGTGGTCTGCTCGGTACTATGCTCGGTCCCCAGCAGACTGCTGCTATCCCCCACTCGATGAGTCTTGGCAGGGTAGCTGCAGACAACGCTGGTTTCCTTGCCGGCCTCACTGCGTTGTCCATGCTGGCGAACAACAACGGCAGAAGGAGTTTCGGGCAGCTCCTTGGCCGCGGCGGGCTCGACGCTCTCGGTGCACTGGGTACGGCCGGAATGCTCGGATACCAGCAGGACAGACAGAGAACGCAGGATGCCTTCGTCAGAGCGCAGTGGGATGCCGCGCAGCAGGACAGGGCATTCAACAGGCAGCTCGCCCTCACCAATCTTGCCCTGACGAGGAGCATGGCTCTCGGGCGGATGCAGAGGGACCAGGAGAATGCGGCCAGACAGGCAGATTTTAACGCTGCGCTGGCTGGGGCGGGGGGTATGCGCCCGTCGCCTTACGGAGCGGCTATGATTCCTGACGGATCGGACCCGTACAGCATAGCGGCTCAGTCTGAATCCGGCGGTAACCCGTGGGCCGTATCCCCGGACAGAGGCGGGTCTACATCCTATGGCCGATACCAGTTCAACACATTGCCTGGCAATTCCATGTGGCAATTCCTTGGCTATTTACAGCACTCCAACCCAGGCCTATATCAGGCGCTGGGAGGCGGGGCTGTCCAGCCGGGGACGCCTGCCTTCAATAGAGCATGGGAGAATGCATCGAAGAGCTCCCTCGGCGGGCAGATGGCTGACGCGCAGAACACCTTTTTCAGGGAACAGTTTGTTGACCCGGCTCTAGCCAGGCTGAAAGGAACCGGGATGGACGCCTTTGCCCAGAATCCGGCATTCATCCAAATGCTTGCCTCAACAGCCGCTCAGCATGGAGTAGGCGGTGCTGCCCGCATTCTATCTGCGGCCTGGAATGGTGTGGATAAGACACAGAATCCGGAGACGCAGCTTGAATCTCTTGTCCGGAATACGTATGCAGGCAGGGCCAACCCCAGCGAGTTCATCAGCCAGCTCAAGGAAGACCCGGCCTTTATGTCGAAACTCAGATCCCGCTTCGAGCGGGAAGAGGGGCAGATCCTGGGCATGCTGAGAGGAGGCCGTACTTCCGGGCAGAGCGGCCAGTCTGACGACCTCGGGTCGCTGGACGCCAGGATACAGCAGATTACAGCCCTGATTGCCAACGCGCCGGACGCGGAAAGCCGACAGCGGGGCGAAGCTGTCCTGGGGACCCTCAGGGACAAGCGCAATGCCATCGTCGCCGGAGCCAACAGAAAAGATGACATCGCCAGAAAAGCGGAAGCAGATCTCTTTGACCAGGGGAACCGCCTCCGTAAAGACTACATGGCCGATATCAAGGACTATCGCACCTATGGGCAGAATCTCTCCAATCTCCTGTCCTACGCCAGGCAGGGGAACGGCGTGTCGGACGTGGCGCTTTTGTACGCGTTCAACAAAATGCTCGACCCTACGTCTGTTGTGCGTGAAGGCGAGTTCCGCAACGCGCAGAGTACGGAAGGCCTGCCCACGCAGGTGGCCAACTATCTGCAGCAAATAAGAAGCGGCGAGCGCCTGAGCCCGTCTCAGCGTGCGGACATTGTGCGTACGGGTCTGGCAGTTTTCGCAGAAAGGGAGAAAGAACAGCGGGGCATCGAGGCGTACTACCGCAATATGATGACGGGGCTTGGCATTGCCCCGAAAACAATCGACGGTCTGATATACACACCCTTCAGGGATCTGGATGGCGAGGTCAACGCGTATCTCCAGAGTGCCGGCACCACCGCCCCCCAAAAAGCAGGCCGGCAGGAGGCAGCCCCGGTGCAGGATGCTTCAGGCGGCAAACGCGCCGCGGATATGAGCAACGACGAGCTGCGCAGGCAGCTTGGGCTATAAGGAGAAAGCATGGCAACCCGAGAAGAGCTGCTGAGAGAGGCGTATGAACGCGGCCTGCTGCAGGGCCCGCAGAAAGACGCTTATGAAGAGGCTGTCAGGCGAGGCGTTATCCGGCCAGCCATGAGCTGGGGGGATGCGGCAGTGTCGGCCATCAAAAATATCCCCAGGTCTGCCGCCAGCACATTGGGAGATATGGCCAATGTCGTGCTACATCCTATAGATACGGCTACGGCTCTGGGCGGGCTCGCCGCTGGCGCCGCAGAGAAGCTGATTCCCGGCGAGCAGGGGCAGGAGCGCTACGTTGATGGGCTGCTGAATTACGTCAAATCCCGCTATGGCAGTTCCGAAGGCTTCAAGAATGCCCTGGCTCAGGATCCTGTTGGCATCCTGGCCGACATGTCCACTCCTTTTACCGGTGGCTCCGGAGCTCTCAAAGGTATCGGCGCACTGACCAAAGGCGCGGGCAGAGCTGCCAGAGGTCTGGGCATAGCCCGGGCCGGCAATGCCCTGGGGGCACTGGGCATTGCCGCGTCCTCCGCCGGGGATGCTTTGGGCAGAGCGTCTGCTGCCGTTGACCCGATGAACGCTGTTATCCCCAGAGCCAGTGAATATTTTGCCCGCAGGTTGTATCAGGGAGCACTCAAGCCGAGCACAACGCTCAAACCGGCCGAGAGAGACGCCCTTATTCAGACGGGCCTTAACGAGCGCATCCCCGTGACAAGAGGCGGATACAGCAAGGCCTCCGGTATAGTCAGAGACCTGGATGATCAGGTGACGGACGTTCTCGAAAAAGCCAAAGGCGAGGGTAAAACCATCGATCCCGGATTCGTTATGGACTACGCCCTGGACACCATCAACAGCAAACTTCGTTCCCAAGTCTCTCCCACGAAAGACCTCGACACGGGAATGAAACAGATTCTCGATTTCGAGGATAACTGGGGCAAGCACCCCCTCACTCCGCTTCAGGCACAGGAGATCAAGCAGGGGACGTACCGCAGTCTCGGCAACAAAGCATACAAACATATGCCTGGCAGTGAGCTGAAATCTGCGGAGGTGGAAGCGCAGAAGGCTCTTGCTTCGGGGCTTCGCGAAGGGATCGAAGAAGCCGCCCCTCAGGTGAAGCCTCTCAACCAGCGCTCCGGACGCATCCAGTCTCTGATGACAGAGCTGGAAAGAGGAGTAGGCCGCACGAACAACTGGAACATCCTCTCTATGCCGGGGCTTATTGCTGGAGGAGCCGTTGGTTCTGTGGGCGGACTCGGGCCTTCGATGGTGACCACAGCCCTCACTTCGGCCATGAGAGATCCATGGCTCAAGAGCCAGGCTGCGTTCTGGCTGCACAACCCCCAGAATCTGCTCAATGCGAGAAGACGCGCGTCCGCCGCTTATCTCGGCGGAAGAGTCGCTGATATGCCAGGCATGGATCAGACTTCTCAGGAATTCCGCCAGCAGGTTCTGGATGGTCTCCTCGGCACCATGGCCAGAGGTGACTAGACGAGAAAGGGAAAATAAAATGCCAATTTCCGACTACAGCACCACCGCAGACAACAACACATCCATCAGCTCAATAAACATCGCCGAAGGATGCCTGCCCTCCAACGTCAACAACGCGATTAGGCAGCTCATGGCGGATCTCGCGGCATACCGTGAAGATGTAACCGCCGATATTGCGGCGGCCGTAACCAGCGCACAAACTAACTTCGATAAATATTTCCCCTCCGGATGCCGGATGTTTTTCCAGCAGGAGGTCGCGCCGTCCGGGTGGAAGAAGATTACCGATTATAACAACTGCGCGCTGCGCCTTACTTCCGGCAAACCCGGAAGCCGGACGAATGGGAAAACATTCACGGACTGTTTCGTGGCTGGAAGGGGAACAACAAGCAATAGTATATCCATGGGCGTTTACGAGACAACGCTTTCTCTCGCCCAAATTCCCTCGCACACTCACGGTCTGTGGGAGCTTTTTGTCGACGCTGGCGGCGGTGGCTGGGACGCGTGGGCCGTGGCCCGTTACGGCGGGCAGAACGGCTCCGGCAACTATTACGGCGATGCCGTAGGCTGGAATGGCGGCAACGGGTCCCATGGCCACGGCACCTGGAACAACGCCCATGCTCACAGCATAGACTTCAATGTGAACTATCTGGATACTATTTTAGCGGAGAGAGTGTAATGGCAGGATGCCCTTTCAGGAATTTCTCAGAATGCCCCGAACACAACAAAAATTGCGGGTGCGAACTCTGGATGAGCTACAGCGGGAGTAAGGACAGCGTAAACGCCTCTTTTGAAGGGTGCGCGTTCACGCTTACCCCTATGCTCCTTATGGAGCAGGCAAATGTTACCGGCATGCTCGCCGGGGAAGTCTCCAAGGTGGGGGCCGAGGTGAGCGCCGCCAGGTGTGAAAACATCGAAGAGGGCCGCGCCCTGCGGGAGCAATTCTACACGCTTGCCAGCGGGAAACCCCGTCTCGTGCAGGCTGACCATAGCAGCACAATGAAGGCGATTAAGGAGTAAGCAATGGAAGAGCATGTAACGGTAATTCCCGGGGACGGCGTTATCTCTGTCAACGGAATCCCTATGCAGTTCAAGTTTCCGCCTGTGGCGGGTCACGAAAAAGTACATGCCATTCAGTGGCATGAGGGGAGCGGAACACTTGAGCTGGACGGCTTTACAAGCGAGCCCCTTACGGCGTCAGACTATGACCGCGCCGTTGCTCCCTATGTACAGTTCTGGGAGACGGAAAAGGCGAGAAGGGAGGCGGAAAAAGCCGAGCAGGAAGCCGAATACAACAGAATTGAAAACGTGAAGGCCCGCAAGCTGGCAGAACTGAACCGCGCCATGGAAGAGGCCAAGCTCTCTTCTTCTGTGAGTATCCAGTCTTCCGTGGGCTACACGGTCAACGCGAATACAACCGCAAAACAGAATGTAGACGGCCTGATTACGGCTATGACCGCTACCGGCAGGGATACAGTCAGCTTTATGACTTTCGACAATCAGCTGGTAGAACTCACTCTTGACCAACTGAAGGCAATCCAGCTGGAGCTCATCAGCTACGGCAACAACCTGTATGCCCGCAAGTGGGCGCTGCGTTCGCAGATAGAGGCCTGCACGATCAAGGAAGAGGTGAACGCAATTGTCATCAGCTACGCAGATGTTACGGCATAACCTTCACCAGCTGGCGATTGCGTTTGACCAGCTGGGAAATGTCTTCGTGTCCTGCGCCTTCGGCGAAAAAGCGTGGGCCGACGAAACCCTTTCCGCTCACGCGTGGCGCTGGCAGGAAGAGGGCGCGCGAAAGTGGCCGCGCAGGGTGATTGACGCGATGCTCTTCTGGCAGGGCGAGCATTGCCGGAAAGCGTATGAGAGTGAGAAGGGCCGGACACAGCTACCGGAGGCAGAAAGATGAGTGTATCCGACTGGTCGGCAACAGCCGACGAAAATACCACGGTTGACGGTATCAACATAGCCGAGCATTGCCCGGCTAAAAACATGAACGACGCCTTACGGGCGGTGATGGCCGCGTTAAAAAACAAGTGTGATACCCTCGACGACACAGATAACACATTGCGGCGTGGAGCTGTCGTTGGTGAGATCCGCTGGTTCGCTATGTCTACGCCTCCGGAAGGGTGGTTAGTATGTAACGGGGCTTCCGTGTCCACGTCCGATTACGCCGCTCTATTCGCCGCAATTGGGAAGACTTTTACTCCGCCTTATTTAGTTGGTATAGATCCCCCAGTTGAAGATCCAATATATAGTGACCCGATTCATTTTAGGTTGCCAGATTTGGCAGGCAAAGTCCCGTGGTATGATCCGGCGAAACGCAAAGACGTGGGAGCCGTGATTGACGCCGGACTGCCGAATATCACGGGTCAGGCGACCTTCATAAGCTCTGATGGCGTAGATAATACTCAATATCCAGATAGAGGAGCGCTTTATTGGTCAAACTACGCTCATAATGTCAAGATGCAAACGATTAGCGGTACAGGAAAACGAGACATCATGATTGATGCTTCCAGATCAAACAATATTTACGGTGCATCTACTACAGTTCAACCGCCCGCTCTCTGCCTTCTTCCCTGCATTCGATACGAATAGGAGGCTAATATGCAAGCATACATGTATTCAATAACTACACATGAGTTCCTCGAATCGGTACCATGTTTCCCAGACCCTGTAAGGTCACGGATGGAAGGGCGTGAGGTGTACCTTCTCCCGGCTAACGCCACATTCACGGCGCCCCCGGCAAAACGCGCCGGGTACACTGCCCTCTGGAACGGATCCGGGTGGACTGAAGCCGAAGATCACAGGGGAGCCCAGTATTGGCCGAAAGGGGCCCCGTACAACAGCTCCCCCGTGGAGATGAAGGATTTGGGGCCGCTTCCTGACGGTGCATCGCTGACGCGCCCGGAGCAGACCGACGAAGAAAAGGCCGCGGAAGAAAAACGGCGCAAAGAGGCAGAGGCCGAGGCGGCCAGAGTGCCCGACCTTGAGGCGGCGGTTGCGGAGCTGGGCATGACTTCCGCCTCCGGCAAAGAAGAATCGGACGCGGCCGCCCTTGACCTCGCCGCCTACGCGGCTGAACTGGAACAGAGAATTGCGAAACTGGAGGCAAAAAATGGCTAAAATTTACTACAGGATGATTAAGACCGGACGCATGACCATTGAAGAAGTTCCCAGCCGCTGGAGAGCGGCCGTGCAGGCAATGCTCGACGCGGACGAATAGACAAGAAAAGCCCCGAAAAGAACTATCTTTCGGGGCTCTATGCGGCGGCCTTTTCCGGCCTGCACCATAAGTTTGGTGCAGGATGTGTTATAAGTTATTGAAATTACGTTAAATACGTATTCCCTATGCCGGACGGTTAATCCATGTCTTCATCTTCCAGAACGTAGATTTCAGCCCTCCAGCCGTCACCATCGCCGCTGTCAAGATAAACCGTATGTTCACGGGATCCGTAAATATGCTCTTCTATAAACTGCTGTGCATACAGAATAGCGGAAAGAATGTTGTCCACTTCATCGCCGTAATCTGTGCGTTCCGCCCAGAGATCGTCGATAAAGTCACCGTGAATGGCTTCAGGCTGTCTGCTTATCACGGATTTTTTCAGGTTTCACCAGTAAGGCCCGTACTGCCTGTAAGCTACCGGGTCTTTTCTGAGAATACGGACAAGTGTGTTGACGCATCTGTTGCACCATTCTTCTTCTGTGGTTCCTTTAAGGGCTTTTTTGCGTTCATCCGCAAGGTCCTCATGGGACGGCTTAAAAAAGATGTCAGCCATTTTTTTTCTCCTGTTTTAAGTATGCCGGAATGTTTTTTTGCATAACATTCAGATGAGTGGGTAAACTGCCCGCCGGTGGGCCTGCAGGCGCTCCCACTGCCGTCAGTCCGCCTTCATCCCCTACCCAGGAGATGGAGGACTTCTGGCGGATTAGGTTAAAAAACCGGGCGTTCTATCGCTCTCCTGAACCATGGGACAGCGCAATGCTGCCTTTTTCTCTGCCATGGCTTACCCTTCCCTGTATTTCTTTTTTTTTGTTTCTCACGAACCAATCACCAATCCCCCGCCACTGCCTTTGCCCGGCGTCGTATTCAAAAGTCGGGCCGGAGAGCTGTTTGTAACCCTGCTCGGCAAGGGAACGGGCTGAAACAGCCTCTCCCCCTTCTTCCGGCTTCACCTTTTCGTTCCAGAGACAATCGGTAAGTGTGACAACCTGTTTGCCATCAGGAGAGAGGAAAGAGAAAGAGTACGTAGCCGCCGTTGGCCTCTGGGGTCTGACACCGCCGCCAAGGATAAAATCAAACGGCACTCCGTACATAAAAAAGTAGCACTCATTAGGGGACAAATGTTCAGACCAGATAGGCATATCTGGGGGCGCGGGGAAGTTATCAATCATAACCGGGAAAAGCCCGGCACAAGCCCCCGTGAACGTCGGTTTCGCGCGTTTGTTCCACTGGATGCCATCAGGAAATTCAATCACTGTCATGCCGGTCACAAAAAAATATCCAGCCATCTTTACACCTCCGTATTCCAAGCCCATTCTGTGGACAAACGTTTTTCATTCTTTCCCTGTCCATAGGGTCTGCCGGAACTTCACCAAAAAGCTGCTAACATCCTCACCCCATTTCGGTCTCTGCGGGAGTCTGGAAGCGCGTCAGACAGTTGTAAAAAACTGACCTTTTAACTGACTTCCAGAACAGTGGGACAACGGAATACTGTCTTTTCCCCTGCCATGGCTTACTCTTTTCCATCTTTCTCTTCGTTGTCTTCATCGTCCCCATCTTCCACGAAATAGTCTCCAACCCCCTCCCACAGCCCTTGTCTGGTGTCGTATTCAAAAGTCGGGCCGGTGAGCTGTTTGTAGCCTTTCTCGGTAAGATAGCGGGCTGAAACGGGCTCTCCCCCCTCTTCCGGCTTCACCTTTTCGTTCCAGAGACAATCGTTAAGCGTGACAACCTGTTTGCCATCAGGGGAGAGGAAAGAGAAAGAGTACGTAGCAACCCCCGTCCACTTATCCAGAATTATCTCAGGGAAGCCATCCGGCCCCAATTCGGGTTCCGGTTCAGGTTCCGGTTCTGCAGGCCTTTCCCTGCCGCCAATGATGAAATCAAAAGGAACCCCATACATGAAGTAATAACATTCTTCGGGAGACATGCTTTCAGACCATAAAGAGAGAGGGGCGCACGGTCCAAAACCGTCAATCATGGAAGGCAACAGCTCTGCCAATGCCCCGGTAAATGTCGGTTTCGCGCGCTCGTTCCACTGGATGCCGTCAGGAAATTCAATCACTGTCATGCCGGTCACAAAAAAATATCCAGCCATCTTTATACCTCCGTATTCCTGGCCCAATCAGGAGCCAAACGTTTCTCCACAGGGCCGCCGGAACGTTTGGATCCTTCCTCGTCCTTCTGCTCCTGGGAGCGGTTATTCCGAGAATTTCATATGCCGCTTCTGCCCGAAAAGCGTCTTCCTCTTCTTATCCGTGAACTATGTCTGGCGCCGCTGCCGCAGATGAGCCAGCTCTCCTTTGGGCCAGCTGACGGTATCGTTCGTACTTCCGGCTTCCGTGCACTCTGTGCAGCCGGCCTTTTTCTCCATTTCCCCAAAGGGAAAGAGCGGGACATCCTTTGTTTCTGCATACTTTTCCTTCTTTTTGTGATGTATATACAACAATTAGTTTAAAAAAAAAGTAAAATCAGAGTCTTACTAAAATTTGAAGCGTGTCTTCCAACTGGGTGACCCGTTCCTTTCCCAGTATGTCCTCAAATCTTTTCTGCGCCTGTTTCCATAGTTTTTTTGCCAAACTGCAGACCTGGCGGCCT